ATGTGACTATGAAAGATGTGGTCCTTAAGAGCACGGTCTCTTTTTTCAAATTTAGGAAGAACCGCCGCGCCTGGCTCAATATGGTTAGGTGCACCATCGCCTAGGTTAAATTGTTGCGGGTTTAAATTGATAGACATATCACCCATTATGGTTCACTCCTGTCGCATACACACTTACAGTTATCTTCAAAGCAACAAGATGAATCATATAACTCGTGGTCGCATTTAATACATTTAGTGATGGAAGTGCTCCCCGTCTAGATTCGTATGAGGATAGTCTGCTGCATACTTGTTATGGTCGTGGTGATGGGCTGCGATTAATTCGCGGTGAGACATTTTATCCATATCTCCATCTCCTCCATCAGGGTCTTTAGGACGAACTCCTGGGATATGGTCATCATAACCATCATGACCTGAACGCCATTCAGCATAATCAATGCCGTGACCGTTATGAGATTTCATGTGGTCAAGTAAATCGGCGTGAGAATGTGTATCTACTGCACGAGTGCGTTCAATCTCAGCACCTGCTGCATGCATCTTGGCTGCGTTACTAATAGCCTTATACATGTTAATAGAGTGCTCATCGAGTTGTATGTGCTCGTGGCTACGTCCTGCCGACGAACAGGATGGGTCTTTGCAATCTTCCATAGGACTATTGTGCACCGCCCGAGGGCTATTGTGGTGCTTTACTTAAGATTCGATTGACAGGTGTCCCGCAAGACGGGCAGGTTCCTTGGGCTAGTTGGCGACCTGATTCGGTAGTTTTCAACGAACCAATGAATTCAACGTTATCTTTACAGGTAATACACCAAGCGTTACCGCTCCAATGGTTACTCAGTGAAGTACGCCAATGCTCCATGAGCAGGGATACCTAGAGTTCGGTGATTACTTGGTAGGTGTCTTCTTTAGTAGGTTGCTCTACCTCGGTCGCTCCGCAGGAGCATCCACCACATCCACATGCTGGTTGTTCTGTTCCAATGTTAAGAGGCATGATTGCCATAGTGATTACCTTTACTGAGCAGGGCTACTTGCAACTGTTGCAGTAGTTATAGACACGAACCTCAGAGGCTGCAAGCACAAAGGTGCGAGCACAGCCATAGCAAGCCACAGAGAGTGTCTCTGGCTCAGGCTTGGGAGCCTTGGTGATACGAAGTCCTAATAGTTCCATCCCCATAGGCTACTGCCTTGGAGACGTTTTGTAAACTCTAGTCAAATGCCTTCTTTCGTCTCGCCCATTTTTCGCACCGTGACTGGTCCTGCTAGGGAAGCCCAGTAAGCCTCTTCGCTACGTAACTTTTTAGCATGTCTGGCTTTTGCACCTTTGGTGTATTCCATACCACCCATTGATGTCCCCGTAGACTTACCACGAGTTACCGCAGTTTTTTTACCTTTAATCTTTGACACTTTTGACATCCCCGAATTATAACCATTTTGGCTACTGCCTCAACTCCCAGGGTCCAACCGTGGTTCTCATCTGGGGGTCCAAAAACAAGCCACTTTTTAAGGGTGGGGGGTCACGTTCATACTTCTTTTACAATTTAAATAACTTGTTTCTTACACTTGTATTACGTGTTCTATCTACGTGTAATTAATTAAATAAATTAACTATTGATAGTGCGTTTGATAGTTGCATTGGCTACTGTGTTTTATAACTAATTGGCTGTGCGAATAACACCAGCCAAACACTCACTTTAGAACGCTGTTATCAGATACTTAATCATGCAATCAACTAACTACTTCAACGCATTACTAATCACTATCTATTACGTATTAATTGATTCAATAGATACGTGCTATTAGTTATCTATCATCTATGCCTGACAAGTATCTATCTATCTCTTATCTATAAGAAGTAATAACAACCTTCTTTAGTAACCCCGAATAATTTTAAAATTGACGCACAAAATAGTCCCTGCCGAGCAACCGAGTGTGTAGCAGTATTACTTGACGTGTATTAATAACTACTTACATTCTTTACAAAATAATCGTCAAGCAGGAGTAATACTTGTTTACTTTATTTATCTATTCTTCTTTAACAATTAATACGATTAATAACAATCTGGTTGCCCCGTTAATTTTTTACAATTTATTCGCCATGGGGGAGTAATACCTATGGGGAGGGCTGGCGTTTACGCTCAAAACACACCGCTTTTACCCCGAGTTGCAAGTGGGCTACCCCTCATGCAATAATTACGTCAGGTCGTTAGCCCGAGGGTCTTAGTCGTGGTAAACAGAGTGAAAGTAATTATTTATTTTTATTACAATCAATCAATCAAGTTACGTGATTACATAATCAAACGAACTTCTTTAGATTCAATAAATAATTCTTATAAGTATGCACTCACATCAAGTATTAATCTTGCTAACGACTTCAAGGTGCATTGACTTGCACAATAAATAATTAGTAACTACGCCAAGTGCGACAAACTCAAACGGTTACTTGCAATCTTATTTATTCTACTTACATTCCAAAATTAAATACGCAAGGTGTGTGACTAACTACTTCACGTTGTTAGTCATACGCCTTGTGTAGTTAATCGAACTACACACTATGAAAGGGAAGTCATGGCTAAGACATACAAAGATACAAAAGATAAATACCTAACTGCTGACGAACTAATCGAACGCAGTTATACAAAACGCAATTCAATTCGCAAAATACGTTTAAACAATCTTCTTTTAGAAGAGGCAGTAACTGAACTACACATCGCAATCAAAAACTACAGAGAGGCAAACTAATAAATGAATACAACATCAATCACAACTGGTTACGCAGTATTAGTTACATCGCAAACAACTGAACTCGGTTATCTTCGACAACAACTAGTTGTTGCAGACATCGAACGCGGTGTAAAAGTTTGGTCACGTGTTACTAACGGCGGTCGTGGTGTATCAAACGCATGGACTGATTCAACTTACGATTCATTCACTACTAATAAGTTTGGTAATGAATTAATTGTTGGTTCTGTTCTATCTTCACCACTTACAGCAACTGACATCAAGGACGTGTTTACTGATAACTCTGCATTCAACATGATTCAGAAGTTAACAAAACAATTCGCACTACGCGATAAAACACTTACTGGTCAATTACTAAGTGACGTTGTTGCAGACGTTGATACTTGCTTAGCAACTGACATCAATTCGCTTGTGAAGTTTCGTAGTGACGGTCGTGCAGATAAAACTGCAACTGTTAATTACAAGCAAATCAACATCGCTTCTGCACCAATCAGAACTGCTCCTGTTGCTCCTGTTGCAACTGTTGTTGTTCGTGAGGACATTCCACTTGAAATTAAAAACAAGTATGTGCCTTCACCAAGTGACCCTGAAGTTGCGAATTACATTCAACGTAACTTCGACGGTATCAAAGAGTTTGACATCTTCGAACGTGCGTTAATAAATAAAGAAAACGTATTGTTAGAAGGTCACGCTGGAACTGGTAAAACAACTTCTGCAAAAGCATTCGCTTCTGCAAAAGGATTACCGTTCTATGCAATCGGAATGAACCTTGCAAGTGAACCTTCCGATTACAAAGGACAACTCGAACCGCAAGCAGACGGCACACTTAAGTTTGTTTACGGTGAGTTAGCACTCGCGTTTAAATACGGTGGTGTTGTTCTTCTTGATGAACTTTCATTCATTAAAGAAGGTTGCTCTGCTGACATGCACAATGCACTTGATAAGTTGCGACAGATTACTTTGCGTGGCAACGACAATGAAGTTATTCAAGGTCATGATGAACTTCTTATTATCGGTGCATACAACGCAGGTTATCGTGGAACTCGTAAATTAAATGAGGCGTTTGCAGATAGATTCACAACTCAATTAGTTTACGAATACGACTCGACTATTGAAAAGAAAATCATTAAGTCAAAGTCGTTACTGGAACTTGCAACGCAAATGCGTGCAGAGTCTGTTCGTGGAGAGTATGAGACACCAATCAGTCTCAGACTTCTTAAGGGCTTTCAGTATCACGTAATCACTTACAACTTCGACTTCGCTGTTCGTTGCTTTGTTAATCACTTCAACGAAGAAGAGCGTTCAAGCGTTAAGTTGTTGTTGGAGGCTTACAGCACCAACATCGCAGAAGAGTATGAAGTTGCAATCAATACTCCTAACGTTGACAAGGGTGCAGATAATTAATCTGCACTCTTGCAACATTCTTTATAAAAAAATCCGCAACAAAAAATCTACAGAGAGGCAGTCATGCAACAACTAACAGCACAAGAACAACAAAACGAAAAGCGCGATAGATTACTTCGATTAGCACAAGTGTTTCAACGTGCTAATTCTGTTATTGCACTTCGTCCAATTAAAGTGCACATCGTTAATCAACCTGACGGTGCTCCTGCTTGGTCGGGTGCTAACGACGTGTTCTTTAACGAAGCAAAGATTAGTGACAAGTTTGATACAGAAACTTTGTTATCAATCCAAGGCTTGGACTTTCACGAGTTAGCACACGTTCGTTACACACCACGTAACGGTTCTGACATCTGCTTATGGGTAATTGAAAACAATTACTGGAAAGCATTCAATGCGTTAGAAGACCAACGTATTGAAACACTTATGGTTGGCAGATTCCCTTCAACTGTTAATTGGTTGACTGCAACTGTTGCACAATTCATTCTTAATACTCCTGAAGCAATCGAGAATGCGTATCCGTTGTTACGCGGTCGCAGATACTTGCCTCTTGAGATTCGTCAACTTGCACGCAAGCACTATGCAAAACAAGAAAACATAGTTGCACTTGGTGAAGTAATTGATGAATACCGTTTGCTGTTATTCCCTGACGATACAGAACGTGCAAAAGAATTAATTGCACGATTCGCAGAATTATTACAGGGCGATAATCTTGCAGACCCAAACGGTCATGAAGAGAGACCATTCCATGGTCATGAGTCTTCTGATTCACGACCTGCACCAAAACGTGAACAAGAGCGTGACCGTAAGAATGCTGAGAAGCAGGAAAAAGAATTAGATAAAGAAGATACACAATCTTCTTCTGCTGATTCTGATTCTGATAATTCAGATTCTGATGAAGAAGATTCACAATCTAATTCTTCTGCAGATAATTCTGCAGATGATTCAGATGATGATTCAGATTCAAACGGTAATGGTGCTGGTGATTCAGATGATGATGATTCAGATTCAGATTCAGATTCAAAAGAAGATTCCGATTCTTCTTCTGACTTTGGTGACGTAACTGTTGCTGAAGATTCTGATGATGATTCAGAGTCTGATGATTCTTATGAAGCAGATAACTTAAGCCGTCATGCTGGTGCTGGTGGTAAAAGTAAAACTGCAAACTCACAAGAAGTTACAGATACCATGGAAGAGATTATTCAATCAGTTACTGAAGACCTTATGGATAACTTAAATAAGTTATCAATGCAGGTTGTTGGTAAACCTCTTATGGGAACTGTTAATGCAGAGTCGGTATCACGTGCTGATTACCGTTCTGTATCTGCAACTGCAGACTTAGTAATGGTGCAACGTTCGTTTGCTCGTGAGTTAGAAAGACTCAAAGCAAACTACGACCCTTCATGGTTAACTGAGCAACGAAGTGGAAAGTTAAATGCCAATCGTTACATGCAAGGTGCAAGTGTTCGCACTTTGTTTAACAAGTGGCAGAGTGGTCGTGACGACGTAACTGCAATCGAAGCAGTTATTCTTCTTGACCGTTCTTCTTCAATGCAAGGTCACAATGCAAAAGAAGCATACAAAAGTTTGTGGGCTATCAAACGTTCTTTAGACAAAGTGCAGGCACGCACAACTGTTTACACGTTTGATTCACATACTCACTTACTTTATTCTGCAGATGAAAAAGCAGATACAACAGTAAGAGATTCAGGTGCAAGTGGAACAACACAACCTGAAGTTGCAATCTTAAATGCACAAAACATTCTTGCTACTACAGACAAGCCAATCCGCATTCTCTTCATGATTACTGACGGTGCATGGGGCGGAGATAAAGCGGAAGAGTCTGTAAGAAGAATGAAAGAAGCAGGTGTTCTCACTTGCCAAGCACTTCTCTATCCTAATGAAGTTTCGAATGAAGGATTAGAACGGTGCAGACATAACTTTGAGATTATCAAACGAATTGGTGAAGCCAAAGACATCTTGTCTCTTGGTCAATCACTAGTGCGAACTGCAATCGCACGTCGCTTGGTATCTCAATGAGGAGTTAGTTGTAGTTGCCTCTCCAACTAACTAGCAGGGCAGAGACTTCCCTCTCTGCCCTGCACAATCTTTCACCGCAACAAAAAATCCACCAACCAAAAGAAAGTAGGTAACTTCTTATGAAACTTTCAGAACTCGAAGTAGGTGTTGAGTATGCAATTCTTAACTCATTCACATACACAAAGCGTAATGCTGTTGACCTTAACAACGTGCAGAAGCACAACATCTACAAAGCAAAACTTGTCTCCAAGGATAAGTATTACTGGAAAGATACTCGCCCTTCAAAAGAAGAAGCAGACTTCTCTCCTGCACCAAAGAAAGAAGTAAAGGGAGTTGGTTTGCTCTTTACAATTACAGACGACAATGGTGAGACGTTTTATTACGTCACACGAGTTGCAAGTATCGTTGCACGCTTTGACATCGTTCAAGGTGTGTGGAATGCACGTGAAGCAGAAGAGAAGCGACTACGTGCAGAACAAGAAGCACAAGAAGCAATCGTTCGTGCAAAGAAAAAACAGATACAAGAACATGCAGAACGTGCAAAGTTAACTATGCCAAACACAATCAAGTCACTACTGGGTGGAAAGTTATTCGACGACGTAAACATCGAAGTGCCTTACTACTCAGACTCTAGTCATGCAAGAGTAAGTATTACTTTGCGTGACATGGAACGTTTAATCGAACTCGTCTACGACAAGAAAGAAGAGGTGGCATAAATGGCTACAATCGTTCTAAAGAAGTATGAAGCAAGTAAGTATCCAACCGTAACTCTGCCAAACAATGCACAGCAATCTTCTTCTGTTTACGTATCAGAAGACTTGCGTTGGGTTGTTTATAAGTTTGGAAGCACAGAGTGGGGTTGGTATGCACTCAATGAGAAGTTTTACAACGACTTAAATGGTGTAAGTCGTTACAGCACAACTAAAACTTCTGTTGTTGAGTCTATTCAACATCTCGTTGATGAAGAAGAGCACGATGAAAAACTCTGGAAAGAGTAAATCTAAAACTTCTTTAACTGCGCCTGTCTCTCTTTCAATTCGTATTAATTGGAATGAGAGACAGGTGCAAACCTTAAAGAAGATAATCAACACAGAAGACTTCACACGTTACTTGGAACTTTATCTACGCAACGCAATCGTGTGGTCTGCAGTAGGCACAGCCATTCAATTACTAGAAGTAACAGCGACTGAGGAGGAATAAATGATAACTACAGTTAAAGACCTGAAAGTAAATCTCGACGAAAACTTTAAAGATACGGATTCAATCTACGTTCTCTTCTTCTCTAAAGAAGAGTTTGAAGATAAGTTTGATTCAGAAGTTACCGACAAGGCATGGCAACAAGCACTTGCATTCGTTGATGATGATGAAGCAGATTCAATTATCCAAGACCAAATCGCACATGAACTATCAACCCAACTAGATGAGAAGGAGTAACAATCTATGGCTAATACAAAAGAAGTATCAGTAGCAGAAGTAACAGAAGTTAAATACGAATGGACGTTCGGTGATTACTCTGCACGCACATGGTTTGGTGCAGAGTATGGAAGTCACACAGAATGGTTTAAAGGAGAAGCGTTTATTCATGAGACTCTTGTTCCTTTGTTTATCCAAACTCAACTTGAAGAGAAGATAGAAGAAGTGGAGGCAAACTGGTGACACTACACATTCTTTCAGTCAATGATGAACAACTAACTATTGTTCTTCAATCTCTGCTCGCAACAAAAAATCCACAAGCAAAAGAAGTTGCAATTAGATTCAAAAACATGGCAACGCCTGTATCAATTCAATCAAAGGAGGAAGCACATGCGAATGCAAACTAAATACCGCATAAGAAGGTTGGTAGTAGTAGCAATCTTCTTATGCTTTATTGCTTGGGCGTTCAATGCAACTACGCCTGCTGAATGCAAAGTTCCTGTTGAACAGATGAGTTCATTCTGCAAGGACTTGCTTTACCCATAACCCAATCCGCAACAAAAAAACTAGGGAGGCAAAACTATGGCTACAAAAACAAAACATCGTAAGGCTGGTGCACGTGGTGGTAATCAATACGGCGAATACAAGGTTCGCTATGCAAGTGAGAAGCAAGCCAACTTCATAAAGAAGTTACTTGATACAAAGCAACATTCTTATGACACTCCTGACTTTGCATTACTTAACGTGCAAGGAGCAACTGAGTTAATTGCTAATCTTCTTAAGTGCCCAAACAAAGCAGGCGTTGTTCGCCTTGCAACATCAAAGCAACTTTGGTTGCTAGGAAAACTGGTGCAGGACAAGCAAGAAGGCAAAGCCTTACTTTCTGCAACACTTTTAAAAGAAGGTGTAACTGTGTTGGAGCAGTTGTCTATTGATTCAGTAAGTGGATTAATTACACAACTCAAAGACGCACCGTCTTTAGAGCCTGAGATAAAAGAAGTTGGTGCATACCTTCTTAACAACTCTATCTATCAAATCCGTATGGGTTTGAATAGTCGCAAACTCCAAGTATGGACAATCAATCGTAATCATGACGGATTCGATTACGACACAACAAAGCAATCGGTGCTCTTTGAATTAAAGCCCGAACATCGTTTGACTTTATCTAAAGCAATCGAACTGAGCGTTCAGTTTGGTTGCTGTGTGCATTGTGGTCGTGCACTAACAAGAGCAGTATCTGTTGCAAGAGGCATGGGTGCTGTGTGTGCTGGAAAGTATCAATCATGAACAAGAAGAGAGAAGAGGTAACAGTATGAATGCAACTCCGCAACAAAAAAACCTGCTCGCACTAGGCACACCAATTCATGAAGTTATTCATGGAGAAGTCTTGCTTGAAATCATCAACTCACAAAACAAAGTCGAGAGTGAATACCAACGTGGTTACTCAGAGGCTATGCAGAAGGTGTATGCACTTGTGTATGCCCTTGTATTCGAACAAGCAGACCAAAAGAAAGAGGTGGCACATGGCAATTAAAGAGATTCAACTACCGCTTGAGAACATCAGAAAGAAGTTACGTTCCGAGTTAAAGAGTGTGGAGATAACCCATGCTCTTGAAGACGGAGCAGATTCTAACTTTCACTACACAGACGGCAAAGCAGACGGCATTCGTCTTGCTCTCTTTTTAATTACTAAAGAAGAACAACGACTAGGAAAGGTGGTTTAACCCTAATGACAACAATAAAAGAACTTAAAGAAGACTTAGAACAAAACTTTAAATCTGAAGATGAAGTGGTTTGGACAACAATCATTGATTACTCAGAGTTTGCCGAAAATCTAAAAGAAGAATACGGAATAACTCTTCCTTTGGACGTTTGGAAAGAGTCTGTTGATAACGCACCAACAGGTGATGACATCATGGGTATCTATGGAGTAATTCTTGACGAAATTACTGCACGACTAAAAAAACGCGGTATCGAACTTATAGAAGTGGAGGCATAACTTATGGGTAAACAAATCGCAGTAATTATCTCTTCAAAAGAAGACATCGAACTAAGCACTCTCGCTAATGCAATTACAGGTGCAGGACTATCTTTAATTGCTGACGGAGTTGTTAAGGTTGACGGCGAAGTTTACATTCGTGTTGTTGACTTTGATAAAGCAACATACATCGCTAAAGATTCTAACTACGGTTGGGCAAGTGGCTTGTGTGTTGTTGATACTGATTCATGGGCAAAAGAAGACTGGGAAGCAATAGATAATTTTACTGACTCAGAACTTGAAGAGTTGGGAAGAATTATTAATAGCGACCCTTCTTACACTCCATTCAAGTTTGCTCAAACACAGGAGGAGTATCGTGGCAACTAAACCTGCACCGAGAAACATCTACGACTTGTGTAATGAAGTGTATGCACGTCATGGGCAGTATGGAGTATTCGATTACGTCGGCAAGTTCGACAACATCGAATGGACATGGTGCATAGCGTGTGAATCAGTAACTCCATTCGACCCATACGGAGAGACTTTCATCTTCAATGAAGATACAGAACGCAACGATAAAGAAGTTGTGTGTTTGGTTTGCGGTAGTTCCAATGTCTACGTAAATTATAAAGAAGTTAAGGCAGTAATCTTTTACGAAGACGGAACGAAAGCAGTCCAAGAAGTTAAAGCACAAGACCAGTTAGAGTTCCTACAGTCAACATGCAAAGGATACGTTGAGTGCAAGACCCTACCTTCTCAAGACATAACACTATGGTTTAACGAAGAAGCACGTTTCAAGAACCTAGGGTTAGTTCCAAACTTCACCGCCACAAAATTATGGCTTAACGAGTTTGGCAAAGATGATGAAACAGTTCTGTTAGGTAACGTAGTAATTACTAACGCTGTTACTGATTCAAACGGAATGATAACTTCTTTAACTCCACAACAATTAGAAGGGTTGGTGGCACTATGAAATACCCAAGCATAAATCCCAATTACGTAAAGAAGATTAAAGAAGTTACAGAAGGTAGACCTGTAAAAAATCAGTTGCTAACTCCTGAAGTGTATTTAATCTTTAAGTCTTTTAAAACAAAAGAAGAAAGAAACCAATACGTATGGAGACTTAGAAAAGAAGAAGGCTGGTCTCTTGAAAGTATCGGGCAGGCTGTTGGTGTAACACGAGAGATGATTAGGTTAATCGTAGATAAACTCGACCGAGAACCGTTCCAACTCATGCTCTCAGTTGCTAGTCACCCAGTTCCAAAGCGTGCTCGTATAAAGAAGGTTGTTTATAGGAAAACTCCTATTGACCCTGAAGCACTAAAAGTTCTAAAAGAACTTCATGCAACTGCCACTCTTCTTAGAGGCAAGGGTTCTAAGAACAGAACAGAAGCAGAAGAGTTCACTCGCTTAATTCATGAGCAGACTCTCTTAGGAGTAAGCACATACACACTCGCAAAAGAACTTGGGTTAACTGTTGGCGCAATTAATCTACGTTTGATTCGTTATGGATACAGAAAGACTGCTGGACAATCACGTGCAACAACTCGTATCAAATACTCGCAACAAAAAAAGGAGGCAACACATGACAACACAACTAGCAACAGCAACTAAGCAACGCCGTATCACACTCGACAAATGGCAAGACACATACAAGCCGATAGGGAACACACTTGATGAAAACGCTTCATGGCAAGATGAAAATGGCGTAGGGATTCTCTATGAGACATACGGAGAAGAGCAAGCCTTTGTTTACGCTTGTGATTATCACAACGTGTGGACTCTTGTTGACGGAGACAACGGAGGCACTTACATAGTTAATGGACGTGCTTACGTAAACCGTATCGGTTACTTCATCACACCACTTCCATGGAAAGACGATGAAACATTCTGTATCAAGGTGTCTTCATGAGTTGTAAATGCGGATTATGCAGTTGCGGTGCTGAAGCACAATACGGCTGTCTGTGTGCCTATTGCGATAGTGCACACCCTGAATACCACAAGCACGATTGTAATGATGAGTGTGAGGTGGCTTCATGAAAACAGGAGAGTTAAGCACAGGAGTTCCGACTCTTAGCAAGTGTTGTAACGCTGAAGAATCATGGAGAGATTGTTCTTACTGGAACTTTCATAAAGGTGGGGAATGCTTTGCAACTTATTGTGAAGCCTGCCTTGAAATTACTTATCGTGACTGCGATGAAACTAATTGCAAGAAGTGTCACGAACACCATTGGGAATGCACAGATACTCCTGCGGTATTTAAGTGCATTAACAAAGTTAGAGGCAAGAAGTGCCCTTCAATTCGTGTCTATGACAGAGACACTCAAACATACACCGTAAGTTATACCTACAAGAAAGCATAGGAGGCAACATGACAAGATACGTAGTTCGATACGCTGAAGAAAATCATGGAATCATAACGTTTGACGCTAACTCTAAAGAAGAAGCAGAGAACTGGGTGAGACAAGTTGAAATGGGAGAACAAGAACTGGAACAACTCCCTAACTATTCCACAAAAGTTAAGTCTGCTAGTTATTCTTTAACAGACCTAGAAGAAGTTCAACCTTCTTTACCGCCAATTCCTATCATGGGGGTCATCGTATGAAACTAGGTTCAGCAAAAGAACTTATGACAGTTAAAGTTGCAACTCACCAAACAGAACCTAAGTGCTCTTGCTTAACTTGTAGACAAGACAGGGTAAGAGAGTGGGTAGGCAAACTACTTGACTGGGAAATACCTGCGGAAAGCATACTCATGGACATTAATCAGTATGGTGGCAAGGTAATTATCTATTCAGGTAATCAAGATTTAAATGCTCATCACACACACAAACAAAAGTGGTGTTACCAATTCAATGACACTACTTTGGAATACGCAAAAACTTGGTGGTTAGCACACCATCAACCAACCCTTAAAGAAGAAAGGACAACGCTATGACAACAACACTATCTATAATCAAAGCAACTATTCGTTGGAAAGCAGACCCAGTAACAAAGCAAATGACCTTAAACGAAGACAAGGTTATGTTTGCAATAAAGCAGGCGGAGTGGGAAGGTAGAGAAGATGAGCACCCACTTGACGATGAAATCTTCTTTTGGCTTGACCCTGAAGAAGCAAACAAACTCTGTGCGGGTTATGACATGGGGGATTGGAAAGTATTGCGAGTGAACTCTCGTAGAGAGATAACTGTGTATCCACCTGAAATGACGCAGTATCTAGACCAACTGAAAGACAACGTTAAAAAGAAGCAACTCTTAATTAAAGAGTTGGAAACTATGGTTAAAGAAGGAGTGCCAAATGTATCTACAAACAACTGATTTGCTGGCAATTATGATTGCGCTTGTATGTTCATGCATAGTTATGGTTGTTTCTGTTAACGCTCATCGTCACTTGCTTAGAGTTAATAAAGAACTTATAAAAACTATTCGAATCCTTCAAAGCAAGGAAGATTACATTGAAACCTTTAAAGCAAGGAATCAGTAAATGAATAGTGTTAAAGAAGATGTAAAGTTTGCTGGGCAACTAAGCCTGTGTGGTGCTTCTTTAAAGTTGGCTATCGAAGTTTATGCTGACATGGTTGACGCAGGGTATCAACCCACTAACTATGTAACCGCAGGAAGATTCTTAGACATGATGCTGGAGGCTTCAAAAGAACTTACAGAGATTATGAAGAATCATGCTGTGGTTATACAAGCACACACCGAGTTGGGTAAGATGTAGCCATGCTTACGAAAGGAGCAAAAAATGCAAGAGTGGCTAACTCAAAAAGACTTAGCAGAAAAAGCAGGGATAAGTCAGAACACGTTAAAGAATTATCTCTATCGAAACTTAAACACCCTTCCCAAACCCGACAACTACTTCGGGAGGACTCCTGTGTGGAAAACAGAAACCGCAGAGGCTTGGGTGCAAAGCAGAAGAAAGTTGTCTCCAAAGCCAACTAACTAACACTTCCTAAACGAGAGAGGAGCAAGTGTATGGCTTACGTAATTACCCGAAACAAACGGCACACAGGTTACTTCCGCAACAAAAATAATCGCGTAGTGTCCGCAGGCACGTTTGACTCAAAAGCCAAAGCCTTGTCCTCTGCAATTCTTGCGGAAGGTGGGCTGTCAGTTAACGAGTCAGAATCAAACCAAACCTTAGAAGCATACTTAGAGGAATGGTTAATTAGAACAGATGTTCGCTTGATAACTAAGAAAACCTACAAGACTTCGTTAAAGAAGTATGTCATTCCTTCTTTAGGGGATAGACAGGTCTTGTCTATAACCAAGCGAGATGTGCGTAGCCTTTTTGAAAAACTTATTCAAGAAGGAGTAAGCCTTTCCACCGTCCTCCATGTAAAGATTGCCTTGGGTTCTGCCTTCCGTCCGCTTGTGCAAGATGAGCGAATGGTTGCAAACCCTACGCATGGGGTAAGAGTGAAAGTGCCTCAGACTGACCCATTCATTACGTTAGAGCCTGACGACTTCAAGCAAATAGTTGCCAAGTTGCCTACAGACGGAGCAAAGTTGTTTGCTCAGTTCTTAATTGCAACAGGTTGTCGCTTTGGAGAAGCAACAGAGTTACGGGTGAAAGACTTTAACTTTAAGTCTAAAGAAGTTTACATTCGTAGAACTGTATGCGACATTGGTAAAGATGCAAATAATGGGTCGCGTTTTTTAGTAGTGCATACAACTAAAAACAATCATAAAAGAACAGTAGTTATTAGCACAACGCTCTTAAAGACGTTAAAAGCCTTTATAGCAGATAAAAAGTTATCTAATAATGACCTCTTGTTTGGCAATAACACCATCGAAGTTGGTAAACTAATTCATGCAGGTAGTTCTTCCATAAGAACTAACGAGACCTTTACTGTCAAAGGTAGGGTTTTCAATCATGCAACTCCTTACGCTTACAACGTGGGAAAGTGCAGATGTGACCTGTGCAAACAAGCGATAAAGGATTATCGCAAACAATACAGGAAGGACAAATCAAAAGGCAGAGACAGCCTTAGCCAAAGTATCGGCTCAGGTCACCTCAGTCGAACCAAGTGGAGAACCATTTGGAACGAAGCCATAGAAAAGTCAGGTATTGGTTGGTATCCAAAAACGCACGACTTAAGACATGCAAACGCCACTCAACTGTTAAAGAAGGGTGTTGACGTGCATGAGGTTAAGGAACGTTTGGGTCATCAGTCAATCACAACTACGGAGCGGTATTTACACCGTATCCGTCACCAGCAGTCGAAAGCAGGGGAACTTGCGGACGAGTATCTGTTGGGAGAAAGGTGAGAAACTATGCGACTAACACAACGTGGAAAGAAAGTAATTGCAATAGCAATTATGACAGTAGCAGGTGCATTGTTTTGTAGTGGCTTTGTTGTAGCAAAAGCCCTAGGAACAATTCCCACAGAAGCAGTAGAGGCACAGCCAGTTCCTTTACTCCAATCCTCAGTCGAAAAAGAACTAAAAATAGAAGCCTCTTCAGAAAGGTTAGAGAAATACCGTAACAAGGTAAAACTCTCTAACGTAGAATGTAAAGGGCTTTTAAAAGAAGTTGGGTTCAAAGGCAAAGCCTTAGAACAAGCATGGGCTATCGTCATGCGTGAAAGCAACTGTCGTTCTCATGCCTACAATGGCAACGAAAAGACAGGAGATAACTCTTACGGAATCTTTCAGATAAACATGATTGAAGAAGTAGGAGACTCACGCAGGGAGAAGTTCGGCATGGTATCTAATGCGATGTTGTTAGACCCTGTGACAAATGCCCAAATTGCTTATTACATGAGCAAGGGCGGAACTGATTGGTCTGCATGGAAGGGTATGACCCCTCGTGCACAAGAATGGCTAAAGAAGTTTCCTAAGTAATACAAGCAGTAAGTAAAGAGCCTTCTGTGTTGATAGCAGGAGGCTTTTTGCTGTAACCTACAACTATGAGGAGGAAATAACTATGGGAAAACATCATGACAAAATTGCTGCAGCCCTAGAGGTTCGTAAAGCAAATCATAAATCAGGGCAAGGCGGTAAAGTTCCTGGAAGTATGAATAAAAAGAAGACTGGATACAGAAGTATCAAGTCTAACGAAGCAAAACGACTGTTAAGCAAATAATTAAACCCCCTACAGCAACTGCTGTGGGGGGTTTTTTTGTATCATTTTCTTATGGCAACCGAGAACAAACCAACTCCTGACGAAGCAAATTACGTTGTTCAGCGAGGAACTAAAACAGACATAGGTAATGGGCAAACTCGTCATACTGGAAGACACCCACAAAACCCTGACCACAAGATAACTATTGTCACAGCAAGTGTGAACAACAAGCCTCACATCATCAAAGCCTCTCGTGAACTTATTCCTATGCAACAAGTTAATGACGCTTCAAAGAAGCGTGAAGCAGAAGCCAAAGCAAGTAAAGATAGAACTGCTGCAGCACAAAAAGCACAACTTGCTAAGAAACGCCTTAGAACTCCAGCACCTAAAAACAAAAAGAAGTAATTAACCTTCTTTTATAAGTCTAACTTCACAAGCGTCTGTAGTGCAGTAAGCCTCACCAATAGCGTCTGAAGCCATACCTGCATAAACACCTTCAAGGTCAATAGGGAACAACTTCATAGTTGCATCTTCGTATTCTTGTTCAGTAATCTGCGTGTAAGGCATTTGTGGATACACCGCATTACCCATTGGCAAGAACGAAACAGTTTTCATTCTTCCCTCAAACATTCTTAAAGCCGTTCCAATTTCTTTACTTTCTTTTTCAGGGTCAAAAGTTACGGTAACTGATACAGAGTTATCACTCCAGTAGAACTGAGCCGTTGCTGCCAAGTCCATTTTTTCGTAGATTGAAACTTCTTTTTCAGCACGCTTAGCCTCTGTCTTAATTGGGAAGAAGACAACAGAAGTTGTTTCAGGAGATTCAGAAGCAGGCTCGACTCGATACTGAGCCATTTTGAAAAGAGGAAGCATTGGGTCAGAGTTAGCAAAACGAATTGCTCTGTTAAAGAACTTACCACCTGAAGCCCAGTGAACTCCTGGAGATTCTCCAGCAAGGATTGAAACTGTTCCTGAAGGCTTTACCGTTGTCATCTTGATTGACTCACGAACACCAAGCCATTCTGAGTAAGTGCTGTCATAACTCTTTACAAGTTTGTAGCCTTCATCAAGCCACTCACGAAGAACAGGAAAGCCTTTATTGTCAGCAAAGTTAGCCATGCCTGAAACTGAAGTTCCAATGCGACGATTGCGTTGCATGATTGCGTTGGTCTCTTCCCAATGTGTAGGAAGAAGAGTTACGGTCTTTGCGTATAGGTAAGCAAACTTTAGAGTTCTTAAGAAGTCTTCTTTATTTTTGTGGCGGTTGAGATACGTCTCAACCAAGGTGCAACATTCAAAAGACTCTAGGCTTTGCTCTGCACAAGGGTTGTAGCCAGCAATACGGTGGTCTTTGTTATTGATAGGGTCAGCAAGTCTTCCGTATTTTCTTGAAACATCTAGCCAAACAATTCCTGGTTCTCCATTAAGAATAATGCCGTCAACAATTTTAGAATAGTCAGAGCCAACAGTTGCCTCTACAGAGTTGTTCGACATCCAAGCCCAACCAGGATTCTTAGGGTCATAGGAGTTACGCTCAGGGTAAACCTCTGCGTTCTTTAGGTTTAGGAAATCTTCATCATCAATACGCCCAATAAGAAGTTCTGCAGAACGACGGACGTTACCTGAAACAACACAGACTCCAATGAGGTTTCCAATGTCTGCTATGTCCTTACGAGTAACCTTTTCACCAGCCCGATTTTCAAACATCTTATAGAGGTAGTCATGCAGTCTTAGAAGTGGCTCATGTCCAGCAGCAGTTCCACCAAAGATTTTGATGGGTGCACCAGCAGGACGAATTAGCGAGTAGTCAAAAATCCAACGAGGTTGGTCAGCCTTTAAGTAGGAGTTCAAAAGAAGAGTAACTGACTCAACCCAGCCTTCACGAGTGTCAGGGATTTCATAGGTTTGAAAGTTAGTCTCTGCCTTGGAAGGCTCATAGATAGTGAAGTCTTTGTCCGCTCCCTTATCGTCAAAGCCCACACCCACGCCTAGCATTGAAGCCTCCATGAGGAAAGCAAAAGGTTTGGCAGGGTTGTTTTTGGTCATTTCAACAGTAGAGACAAAAGCACAGTTTTGCAGTGCTGCTGAGTTGCGGTGCTTGTTTACTAAAGAAGTTCCCATTACCCAGAGTCCTCGACCAGGTGGAGTCCACTTCAATTCAAAAAGACGTTCGAATGCTTCTTTTGCCGAAGACTGAGCCTTGGAGTCATTCCAAGGTAGACGCTGAGATTTAGCGTGGTCTTTCTGTAGGGAATACATTCCATTGATTACACGCTCACAAACGTCAACCCAAGTCTCCTTAGTTCCGTCTTCTTTGAGACGGCTATAAGTTCTTAAGAAGGTTATCTCCCCGACAGAATTACCAGCAGCATCGGTGTAGCCAAAAGGAGGCTTCTTTGAGCGGAAGCCTGAGACGAAATCCTCGTTAAGATTAAAAGACAAAAATGACATTGAAAGACCTTTCGGGAAGGGAGGTTTAGGAAGATTAGAGGTTGAAGTTTGCTGGATAAATCATGTTAGTGCACCTGACAATAAGCCTCCATTTTCCCCCACCTTGTTCCACGTCTCTCCACCTGCTGTTATCAGATAACTATTCTAGGCTTTGTTGAATGATTTTCGTTGTTTCTGCTTCGTTCAAACCCCCATTTGGAAGGTCTTTTAGTGCCTGTGCTCGGTCTCCAAAGATGGCTGAAAGCACCCCTCCTGAAGACTGTCGTTCTGCTGTAATTCTAATGAACTCGCGGTTCTCTTCCAACTCTTTCATACCCTTTACTAACTTGAAAAGGCGGTCAATCTCCTGCGAAGTATTGGGGTCAGGGTAACCTCCGTTTAACTCTTCTGCAAACCGAGAGAAGGCAACTCGTGCTCCTTGCATCTCTATAACGGCATTTAATAGGGCTTTTAACTGTTCTTTGGTCTGAATAGCAACAGGTAGGTTAAAGGCACAAGAGTTCTGTGGTTTGAAGGCGGGGCAGTTAGAAGCAACAAAGCAGGTGTCACATTGGCGTAAAGAAGTGCCAGTAGTTTGGACTAGGGGGACTTCTTTTAGAACCTCATGACCCTCGTCATCTACATCTACAATCGTCTTCATCTTGTAGCCAAAGACAGGTAGGCTTGTGACCTCTTCAGGGTCTCTTTCAATCAACTTTTTAGGCTCTTCTACCGCAGAATCTTTCCGCATCTCAAGGTCACTGTTATCAGAAGAGTCACCCCATGTTTCCGCGAAAGTGCTTAGTAGAGGGGTCTCACTGTTATCAGATAACAGAGGCTCTTTTCCCCCATCAATAATGTGTAGGTCGGGGCGTTTCTTGTCCATTGATTTCTCCAACTGTTGGTATGACCAGACTGCGACCTTAGAGGATTCCACCCCATTGTTCTTTAAGAACGCATCATAGTCTAAATTAGCCTTGGCTATTACTGACGAGTAGCGTTTTCTCGCTTGCCCCATCATCTTCTTGGGATACCGAACTACCTTAGTTCCGTCCCAAATTATAGTTTCCCCATTTCGCATGGGAGACAACCACGATAGGGTTGTAGCAGTAGTGAAGGGTATCTGACGAAGATTATCAGGCTTGGCTGAGCCTAGGGCGTGGAACTTCGTCCCATACTGGCTAGACAGCCCTCTGGTGACCCCTGCAAGGCTCGTACAGGCTTCAATAGTAGCGTGTGGTATGGCGATATTTGAATAGCGTTTAGCCCATTGGCGTAGGACTGGAAGCCCGTAGGACTCATGCCACACAACCCACAATTTGGGGTCATGCTCAAAGGAAGCCCTTTCTTGGAGAATCCACTCCAACCCTAGGGTCTGAGAATCCGCCTCAACAAACCCCAGAATAGACTCCAGGTTATTGGCGACAAACTCTTGGTATTCAGCCCCTAAAGAAGTTAGTTCCTCTTTAGACAGACCATCACGTTCAGCCTGGGCAATGCCAGAATCTACCAAGATGTCTAGTGTAGGTAGGAAGTGCTCAGAGACTAGCCATAACTTCTTTTGGGGTAATCCACGCTTCTTTAAAGCGTAAAAAGAAAGTGCCATGCGGGTAACACCCATGGATTCGAGCAGCGTTCGGTTGCTGCCAACTTCGGTGCCCCCGTAAATAATGTTCATATTCAGTCATCAAATCTAAAAAGAGCACCATCGTTGTAGTTAGCAACGTCTAAAGAACGTTTGATGTTTCTTTTGGTGATTACGTCTTCAATATCTGTCCAGGCCCGCATTTTATGTGGAGCGTCAGGACGATTTTGCACAAGCATGGTGTCTGGGTGGGCTAACACTAAAGAAGGTAGCCCTTGTTCAAATGCCCATGCTGCTAACTTTGGGTCACCAGTGACTAGAAGTTCTACCTGTTGTCTTGAACGTGCAACGGTGATTTGTCGTTGAGCCAGTTCATCACCAATTAGGTCATAGGTGTTGTCAATAAGTTCGTCATAGCCAACAAAGCCGTTTACATTCAGCCAGTGTTCTGCTTGAGGCTTACTCCAAGAGGTAAAGATTGCAACGCGGTGATTAGGTTTAAATCCATAGTAGACCATCGCTCCAACTCTGCTTGGGTTGTCGCTGTTATCCGAACTAAGTACGCCTTCTAATGCTACGAGTATGTTCAAGTTATCTGCCTGTTCTGTACATCGCTGCTCTACGAATGAGGGTTTGAGTATCTGGAAGTGTTACGCCGTAAGTTTCTAACTCATCGGTTTCTTTAAAAGAATCTAGGTAATCTTTCATTACACGCAAAGCAGCAACCGTGCCCAGTTTTTTTCCTGCTTGCCATCGGTAATTGTAGAAGTCTCCGTATCCTTCACCTGAATCAGAGAAGGCTTTCTTTCGGCTACTGTGAATGTCATCCCATAAAGCAGAGGCTTGTTCTAGAACAGCAATCAACTGTGACTCAGCATTTCTTCGAGAAGCAGGATTAGTTGCTGCTTTTAATGTTGTTGTTGCACTTGAATACCTAGAAACTAACTCAACCGCTTTTTGTTTATCTCGAAGAGTTGCTTCTTCCCACGCTGTATTTTTCTGTGGTTGTGCTTGTGGGTCAGGGTGCACAGTCCACTCACTATGTGTTAAGTCGTAAGCAGCGTAGGGTTTAATAACTCTGATGTCTGTAGCCCCAGGGTTTACATAGAAGGTAACTTCATAGCCTTCCCAGTTAGTAGTGTTAGGCATAAGTTTGGTGCGAAAGTCATCGTTTAACATCTTGCTAATTTCAGTATCAGACAACTGTGTGTATTCAGGATTACTGCGTCTAAACGTTAAATAATCCACGCCGATTAATACATCAAGGTCTGCAGGTGAACGTTGAACTTTCCACTGATAAGAAACACCTGAACCTGCTAACCAAGTAGTTGCCCAAGACTCTTGTGACCTATAAGCAGTGTCTAAGCAGTCTTTCACCATTCTTAAAAGGCTATTACGAATCCATGGCTTTACTGTCTGTCCCTGAAATAAAATAGGGTCTAAATCTTTTTCAGGGTTAGAAAAATACGAAGTGGTTGCCTCAGAGATATTCACTGAGCCAACCACTCGCGTTAAAGCATCATTGCGGTTCATGCTTTTATTTTACTCTTCATCGTCCTCAATTATCGGCTTGAAGAAGTGTTTTTTCATAGGAACACGTCGCTCTTTATCTACAGCAGGAGCATCAATATAGCCACAAACTGTATGAGCACTGGTAAACCTATGTGTGAGATGCCATAGTTGTTCAGTCTCTTCTTTGTCTCCTGTGAGGCTTAGATTCGCCCCACAAGCACAAGACATCTCAATGGCAACCATGTTAGTTTTCTACGATTTCTGCTTCTTCAGTTTCGAATGAAACGGCTTGACTATTACTTGCGTCAAACTCAACACCACGTTCTTTTAGATTTTGAGCGATTCGCTCTTGAACTGTCATGTCGCGTTGTGCCATAGCATTCATAACACCAGCAACTACGCGGTCTGCCAGCAAAGAAGCCTCAATGTCAGAGACAATCTCTTTTGCAACCTTGTAGATGTCAAACGTTGATGCTTGACGTTCAGTAGTTACGTTTGAAGGTAACTCCTTGTAAGTCTGGATATTTCCGTCTTTTTCGACTCCTACAACAAAGTAGAAATCGAGGTCTAGGTTAGCGTTTTCCATGTTAGTCATACATTCCCATCAGTTGTCGTTTACGTTGAACTACCTTAGCGTGGATTGGACAAAAATGACACAAGTAATTTTTTGGTCCTGCCATCGTTGTGTCCAATCCTAACTCTTTTCTTTCCTTTTTCGTATTAGGCACAAGTTTCTTGCTTTCACTTTGATAATCAGGGCAACTGTCTTGTGGTCTATTTCTGCTCTTCCAGCAGTTCATGGCATCTTCACCAAATTGACTCTTAGTATCGTAGAAAGTAGAGTCGATTTCGTCAAGACCTTTAGAGCCACCACCTTTAATTTGGCGAATCATATCTTTGCGAGCATCTGTGTTACTCCACGCCTTTACTGGGACGATAAAGAGCAATCCTTTATGTTCTTCTCCAGAAGGGAACTTATGTTTTTCACACGCAATTTCTAATAGGTAGTCTTGTTCTGGAGCACCTGTGTAGGGAGGAAGTTCTTCAATACTGTTACACACTTTGCAATGTAAAAGACGAATGACTGGACCAGTGTTATGGTCATCAGATTTACGAGAACCCAATAGAGGGATTTGTCCCATGTAATACTCCTTGTTCAGTAAACGGTAAGTCTACAGTTAATTAATCTATTTTAACGCGACGCTTCCTACCACCAACGGTTGGAATTGGTTTTCTAATCTTTCCACCCTTTTTGCGGTTAGGTCTTGCTCCGCCACCTTCTTTACGTTCTTCAGTGAACTCAACTCTTACTTGCTTGGCTCCACCTTTACCTGCTTTAGCACCAATGCCACGAGGTTTTTTTGCCATGGTTACTTACCAGGGTTTACCTTGTTTGGGTGTTCAGTAGTTGCAAAACCATAGTTAAAGAAAGGGTTTAGTGCTTGACGATTAGCAAGAGTCTCTTCTGACCCTGCACCTGGAACAACTTCAGTATCAGGACGAGCCTTACGATACTTACCATCTGTTGCACCAGCATCTAGTGATTGGTTCATTGAACGTGATGAGTTAACAGCCATAATTACTTACCTGCCTTTGGTAGATACTTTTTTTGTTGACCTCGTTGGTTCATTTCTGCATCCATTTTGCGATAAGCAGGGCCGTCATAACCTTTAACATCCGCAGCCTTATCAACTTTTTTTGTTGCACGAGCAACACGCTGTGCTCTAGAACCAGTAATTCCAGGGTTGTCTACAGGACCATACTTGGCTTGTTCTGCATTAACTTCTGACTGTACGGCAGCACGTTCTGCTTTGCCAAACTCTCTTTGTCCAGGGCTAGTTGTGGTTGCTCTCAATGTGCCACGTTTTGCCATAGCAGAAAGTTGTGCTTTGGTTGTATCGCTGGCAGCCTTCTTTGCTTTACGACGGTCATTCCAATTCATGAGGGGTTCCTTTCAGCACGAATTTTTCTCATACGTTCTTGATAGCCTGCTTGACTATTCTCAATATTACTCTCTGAGGAGTTCTTATAAATGCTAAGTCTGTCATCAATTGCTTTATTAGCCAGGGTTAGGTGCTTTGCAGAGTCCTGAGTAGGGTTAGCAACAGCAGTCTTTGCCACTCCAAGGGACATGTGGATGTCTGGAGCACCTATGGCTATAGTTGCATGGACCTCATTAAAGGCTTTGTGATGCTCATGAAAGGCTGGGGTTCCGTGGGTTTCTTGCATATTCTTTAGGTGCATTCGTGCTTGGTCTACTAGACCCTTGATTACAGGGTAGGAACCTGCTGCACCTTTTGCTGCTATGCCAACACCACGAACTGCTGAAACTCTTTGAACTGCACCAATTTTTTGCTCAGGAACTCCCATGGTATTTCTGTCAGCCGTTGGTAATTCTGTTCTACGGGCAGCATCTCTTTCTGCAGGAGAAGTGCCAACTAATTTTCCGTCTTCGCCTCTTTTTACTGTAGGAACAGCAATTTTTCCTGATTTAAGTAAGGGCTTTCCAGTTTTAGTTTTTGCCCGTGGTTTTTTGCTCATGCCATTCTATCCTTAAGACGTTTGGCAGAGTGTTGGGAGAAGCACTGTGGGCACATACCTTTGCTATACATCATTGACACAGGGTCCATAATAACACCACATTGTGGGCAAGCAGCAGAACCGTTGTATTTAACAGCGTTGTCCATAATTAGTTTTGCCTGCATTTCAACAGTGAAGTTGCCTGAATCCATATCCATTAGTTATTCCCCAAACTATTTCTCATAGAACCTGTGTAACCTGCTACTCCTCCTGAGTACCAGCCAACTCTTGGCTCAACGTAGTTACGGTCAATAGTAACTATGTCATCGATGCCTAAAGTTTTTCTGTTGTAGCCATACTTTTCTGGGAACAACCGAATCTGAGGGAGGTTAGGTCTAACCATTGCTTGAATGTCTGCACCTGGAACGTTCATCACCATTAGTGCTTGAGAAGTTAATCGTTCTTCATTAGAGGACCAAGGACCGCTATATTGCCAGCGTTTTGCAACTTGGTCAGGCATGAATGGAGGACGTTGAGTCCAAGGTTTTGTGTGGTCATAACGACCGTCTGTGCCACTACCTCTAGCCATTTGCCTGTCTTCCTTTTGGTTGAGTTCCCCATGTTACCGCTTGAACTTGATTAGCAATTGGTATACCTAATTCATGAGCAGCGTTTCTATACGCTTCAGAGAAGTGACGATACCTAGGTCCTGCTAAGTGACCGCTTAAGGTTTTTGTCATAGAACCCTTTTCACCTACTGCAATATCATGAGCATGACGGTCAATAGTTACTGGCAAAGGGTCTTCAGGGTTTGCGATATTGTGATAAAAGTTTAATGTCTTTGCACCTGTTTTTTCATTAAACAAAGTGTCTGGGTCTTCGCCCTCTAAAATTCTTTTGGCTTTTACAACCGTTGAGGTGTAATACTGATGTGTTGTTTCCCCTGTGTTTACTAGTTCTCTAGCAGCACGGATATTACGGCTCCACTCCATGGCAGGACTTAACGCTGACAAAATTCCAGCACCCTTTTTAACGTCACCCTTACCTAATTCAAAGGCTATATCGTTGGCTCTTTTATACCAGTCAACACCTTCAGCACGTTGTTCTTTAGTAGCGGAGTTAAAACGAGAAGTAATATTTTCAACATTCTTTTGCATCAACTGTTGAGACATGATGGGGCTAAAAACAACCCGCTTTGCTAATTCCTCTGCCATGTTATCTCCAAGCAGGACGCATATTTAAAAGTTGAGATGCTCTCTTTGGATTTAATTGCCCAGGCTGGTCAGCACGTAGGTTTGCTTTTCCATCATTAACGAGATGTGGGGCAGGGGTCAGTTCAACCACTGGGCTATTTCGGGCCACACGATATACAACTGTTCCGTTGGTATTATCCATTTTCGCATTCATTTGGCGCGATAATCCACGGGTCGGTTGTAACTCGGTAGGCCAGTAGTAACCACTTGGCTCAATGCGTTCACCTTTGTGAACACCTCGTTGGTACGCCTTCTTGTTAACATTATTCTTGAGTGAATCAAGAAGTTTGTCATCTCGACGACGTGTAGTAAGTGTACCTAAATATCCGTCAGGATACTCAGCAGACGGAACTCTTCCTACACCAATTCTTTGAAAATCTAAATTGTCTCTAACTGCGGGTCCACCAGAACCACCTTGATTGTTATAACCATACAAACCGCCTGCACCAAGTGCTTGCCAATCTTGATTTGGGGACATACTGCTACTAGGCATTACTCACCTCTCATACGGTTTGTGCGGTTCTCGTTTATAGTTCTTAAAACACTTTCATAATTAACTGGTTTACCGTTTAATGTTCCGCCAACTTTTTTCCAGTCTTTGTTTGCGTATTGATTACGAGTAAAACTTCCTTTACCGCCTGCCATATCTAATGCACCTGGGCGATAGCGTGGGTCTGAATCATTTTTACCTAAATCACCAGTGTGGAATAAAACATCTCCACCTTCTTTAAGGTGGTGTCCCCTGCTAGAAACTCGAGTTCCAGGCAATGCATAAGCAGCCTGTTGTTTTTCGTTCTCTCCCATTTTTTGAGATTCTTTAGGGGTTGGAACTTGTACTGATAAATCTTGAGTGTAATGTCCCTCTGGGTATTTCCAAGCACCGTGAACTGCTGCTGCGTTACCCTCAACTGCAGGCTTATTTTTTTCTTTAAAAGAAGTTATATCTGCTTCTTTTGCAGGTAATGGGAGGGTTTTTTCAGCACCAGAAAAGGCTGTCATGAACCCTTTGCCTGAAACCTCTGTTCGGTCTTTAAAGTTTAAGGAGGCTCCACCCGTGTTTGGGTTGTTTAAGTGCTCCGCAAATTGACCATCACTAAGGGCTGCATTACTCATACCTATATGTTCTAAGATAAGGTAGCGTTTGTCAGGATAAAGGGGGTAGCAAATGGGGTTAAAACACCACGCTGTGGTCGCTATCGTAAGCGATGTCCTTTACCAAGCCACTTGTAACCCAACTAAATGTGGGTGGCACGGTTCAGTAACTTCAGATATTGATATGGCTAAATTTGAAATTGAAATGCACTACGTAGAGGTTTTAGAACTTAGAAATTCTTGACCTTGGTATAGAGCAGTTCCTTCAATAATGTTAACAGTCTCTACCGAAAATCTTCCCGAAGTTTCGTTATACCAAACTACAGCAATACCCTGTTGCCAGTTCTCATAGTGTTTCCCTGGACGACCATCTCCACCAACTCCAGAGTTTGCTCCTGGAACAGCACCATCAACTCGACACAAACATCCAGGGCTGACGGAAACGCTTCTAATCGGACCATCTGCATCAAACGTTGTTCTGTACTGCATCTCAATGCGATGAATGTGACCAAAAATAGTTGATAGGTGTGGGGTATCGTTTGTGTAAGCAACTGCTGTGTTTCCATTACTTCGGACTTTATTTCCATGCATGGCACGCAAGTATTTACCTAACCAAACCATAGACTCTTGAGAAGGGTACTTATCGTAAAACTCAACGTTTAATTCTTTTAAGCATAAAAGGTTTTGAACACTTAATACAGGGTCTCCGTTGACATCCCCCGCTTTTTTTAGTCCATAAGAAGCCTGAGCATTTCTAGTTGCATAAAGGTTCAAACGATTATCGTGGTTTCCTTCAAGTAAAACAATACGGGCTTCTGGTGAAATAGCCCTTTGTTTTGCTAAAAATTCGTGACCATAGTTAATGGCTAGTTGTGTTGTTCCAGCAAAGGCTGCTTCCTGAATAAATTTTGAATGTTCTGGTAAATCTAAGAAATCTCCAAGATTAATTACTACATCAATGCCATATTTTTCTTGAACAAACGCCATGATTTGTAAAGCAACATCAATGGCTTGGTCATCATGAAAGGGGTCTAGCGTTCCATCTTCGTATTTACGGTAACCAATTTGAGGGTCAGGTAAAATAAAAGCACACTTTAAATCTGTTTCAGATTTCTTTTTAACCTGGGGTTTCCAAGGTAGTTTTACTTCTACGGGAGTTGCTGGGCGAATTATCTCCCACTGTGGTCCTGCTTCCCAAGAAGGATGGAGAACAACCTTAACCGCTTCAAGGTCGTTGATGACTGGTTCGCCGTCTTCGCCTTTAGTAACCGTTTGGTAAGTAGATACACTAACCCGAGAAATCTTCCCAACTTCATCGCGGTTAATTCCGTTTTTCTGTAGGACTTCATTAATCTTTGATTCAACTACAAGTTGTTCAGCATCGGTAAGAACCTTATCTAAATCTTCTGGGTTTAACTTCGACATGCACAGCGTCCTGTTCTATGAGTCCTGATGGTGTCCCGACTAACATCACACACTCTCGAAAGTAATCGATGAAGTTCTGCATGAGTTATGTTTGATTCCATTATCTTATTGACGCGAGATATTTCATCGGCTGTTAAAGTTTCTAACCACTTAGCAAATTTGCATGTCCATGGGCGAACCGTAGGGGCTTCTGCTTTTGCCAACAGTTCATCAAGAACTGAAAGAAGCGACTCGTCTGCCATAAGTAGTCCTTTGTTAAGAGTTTGTCTACGAATTAGTATACAAACTATTTAACGAAAACTACCGCGACACGCTTACTTCTTTTCTACGCTAGGTTGAGAAGCACTTCCATCGTCCCACTTGTAATAAGAACCCTGTGTCTGTTTTGATAAAGGCTGTGGGATTCCAGAGTCTGAACTGTCGTTTGTCCACGCAGTTCGTTTACCTTGTGTGGTTGCGTTAACGCTGCCTAATCCTTTGGGAGAAGTGTAGCCAGCATAACGATATGGCTTTGGCATCTCTCCACCTTGTGCAGCAGAAAGGGCGTTCGAACTCATATTACGCTCTTGAGTCGTGAATGGAATCTGTGAGTGATGCTCGAGTTCCCATTGTGCTGGAAACAACTCGACCATTTCTCATGGTTGACGCTGCTTCTGGAGAAGTAACAGAATATGAAGAAGTAATTCTGCATGCTGGTCCAAGTTTTTCAGCACCTGTCTGCATTGGAGCACGGCGTGCTTTTGCTCCCATAACTGTTGGGTCTGCTGCTTGTGTGCTCTTCTTAGGAATTAACTTTCCACGAACTGCACCTACAGATAGACGAGCACTTGACGCATTTAGCATGTCACTAATTGCATCAGGAACTTCAACTGAAACTTTTTTATCAAGGCTACCCATTGTGCTGCTTGACGCACCTGCACGACGACGCATAGCCTGACCCATGCTTCTATAATCTGACATTTAAAACTCCTTTGCTTACGTTAATAATACTCTTTTTTACTTTGCTTCAATGCTAAAAACGATGGCAGAAATTTCTCCATCACGGCTCTCGATGGTTGTAAAACCTGGTTTACAGGTCAAGTCCAATCCACGGGGAGCGACATACCCTCGAGCAATCGCTAGTGCTTTAACCGCTTGATTAACGGCTCCTGCACCTACGGCTCGTAGTTTTACTTGCCCACCTGAGTACAAAGCATGAGCAATCGCAGAAGCAACGCTTTGAGGGTTACTTCCAGCACTTACACGTAAAAACGCTTCTTCTGAAGCGGGGGTTGGTTCATTAGTCACAATTAGTAGTCCTTTAAGTTCGATTTGTAGTGCCCTACCTACTTATAAAGGTAGAGAAGAAACCCCTAAAAATCAGGCTAAACGTGGTTCATCTCTGTACTTTGGATTAGCCATCTGCTCAATAATCTCTGTTTCAACCTTGTTTATCCCGTTTCCTGAGACTAGACGGGCTAAGGCGTAGGAGTCAGCAGCGTTGTCATCGTTGAACTCAACACCCCACCGTTTATACATCTGTAGGAGCATCTCTTGTTTTTTGGCGTTTCCTTTACCCGCAGCAAACTTCTTTAGGGTCATAGGTGATACTTGCAAAGGGAATATCTTTTCTCTTTCGTATAAAGCAAGTTTAACAATCGCTGCTAACTCCCCTAACTTAAGAGCAGCAGGACTTTGTAGCACACTTCCTTCTATGGATACGTCTAGTAACTCTGCACCATGTTCTTGAATGTAATCTAAAGTATCTTCAAGCCACTCTTTAATATCTACTAATCTTTCAATACCAAAATAGGGAGACTTGTATACCCACGTAAAAAACTCTAAGGGGTTATCTTCGGATAGGGCTGTTAAAGCAAACCCCGTTAACGACTGGTCAATGCCAATGTAAACGTCAGTTTTTCTTGTTAACCCACCGTCAATCGTTTTTGTTGGCACGCAGTTCACGTTCATCTATGACCATCTGCAGTGTGCCTAAGTAACCAGCACCATCAACAATGTTGTCTCGACTATGCTGATGAACCTCTCGGCATATCTTTACCCACGTCATTGCTAACGCAACTTGTTCTTCAGTGACCTCACTATTAAAGATTACAGACCAACCCTTTGCAATACGAGCAAAGTTATCTAATGGGTGGTCGTAGGCTTTATTACGGTCGTTAGTAATTAAACGCTGTGCCTCATATAGAACCGTCTCGTCTACCATTGTGATTTATCTTGTCTGTTGGCTCTAAAGTCAGATGCTCTACGAGTTAGTTCTCTAGAAATTAAAGCAGAATCTCTTTCTAAGTTAAAGAACATTACCTCAATCATTTTCCTATACGCATATAGTGTTTCTAACTCCTCAGATAATTTTATAATCTCAGGACTTCCTGCAACGTCAGCCTTCATAGCAGCAACAGGTGTTTTAGCGGTTGAACTTGACCTTAAAATCATACGTTTTGCGGTTTGTGTGTCTAACAACTTTTCTGCAGCACGTTCATCAATTTGTGCTGCTGCTAACTGAGTAGCAACATAGTTAGTCCACGCAGTTAATTGGCTAAACAGCCTGCTTAACTCTTCACTATCTAAGAGAGTTAAGTCTGTTTGAGGGACTGGGTAAGTAGATTGTGTTGGTGAAATAATAAACCCCTGGTCTAATAATTCTTCGACTGCTTGTTTTGCTGCTTGCCCTAGTTTAAGCGACATTTTCTCCTCCAAATTGTTGGCATGACTTACAACCAAACTTTCCACCAATATTACACTCCAAAGGTTCTTTAGCCTCAACCGCAGCACAGACTATTTTTGCTTTTTCAAATAGTTCCTCAACCATGCCAAAGTCGGCTTTTATAGTAAATTCCATGTAATCTTGGTCAGACTTTAATTCGTAAAGAAAAACAATCTCGTCTACTGGTTGTAGCATTCGTCGCATAAGTTCTAGGTAAATTTGACCTTGAAGCAAATGTGTATTAAACGGACGCTTGATTGACCGCCACGCTTTTTGTACATCTCCCTCGTTCTTGGCTAACAAGTCAGGGGCTTCAAAGCGTAGAGTTCCTGCACCAATTGATTTTATTTCAATTAAACAATCGTTACCAATACCTTTTATCCAGCCATCTGTGTGACCTTGAATTCTTGTTTCAGGGTCAGCCAAGGTAACTTCGCTGTAGTTTAAAAATAGGCTTTTAGCACCGCAGTTTAAACAAACAATTGGCGAGGTAGCAAACATCTCTTTGCTACAAACCATGCAATGCCATTGTCCATGTAAGACACCCATTTCTCGAAACCACGTCTGCCATTTATGATGGATAAAATGTCCTTCATCAAAAATAGATTGTAAACGTAAATTTGGAACTTCTTTTTTAACAGTTACTCCAGTTAATGCAAAGTAAGAGGCTCGTAAACACCAATCTTTTTTTACCATCTCCGAAGGGTGTAAGACGGTGGTAGACCGTGGTTCGGGTGCTCTAGAAAGTAAATGCCTTTCAACATCCCCTACAAGTCTAGGGTTAGTCTTCTTAGCCTCTAGAAACCTCTTTAACTCTGCGTTCATTTAATCCTCTAGTTCTTTAATGTATTGTTCCAACGACATAGTTTTTTTGTACTTCTTTTTCCATTTGCGAATTAAAGCGTTTCTTTCTCGATGAGACAGGCCTCCCCAAATTCCATGTGGCTCATCCCTTTCTACAGCATCCCACAGACAATCTAAACGAACTGGACAGGGCTTGTTCCCTGTGGCTCCAAAACAAAACGTCTTTGCTCTATCTGCAATGACTGTGTACTTTTCTTTATCACGAGGTGGGTAAAAGGTGTCAGTATCTTCTCCGCGACACTTTGCTTTATACCGCCATGTGTAAGACGGTTCATCCATGCTTTACGATTCCTTTTCAACGGTCTCTCTCATTTCCAAGTAATCGTCTTCAAGAAGAACCACGTAGTTCTCCCCATCTAAATGTAAGCCGAGCACGGGTATTCGGCTATCTAGTATTGCCTCTCTCGTAATCTTCTTTAGAACTTCGGACTTGATAGTGACCTGTTTTTTACCAGTCCACTTATGTTCAATTAAAAGTTCTTTAGACCGAACATCTCCCTTTCTTGACCAGAAAGCCCCAGAAGCAGCAGTGCGTGTTCCACCAACTTTTTTGGCTAGACGCTTTTCATGCTTTTGAGATTGTTTTTGTCCCTCAGACCTCACAATGATAATACCTTTTTAGACAGTTCTTCTTTTAGGTCGACCTCTGCTCGAATACTGTCGATTAAAGCCTCGTTTCCTTGCCACTTTCTGTCACCGTAGTAATACCAACCACCCTTTCGTTCCACAATATCGTGGACTACTGACATGGCTGCAATTTCTTTTGCAAAGTCATACTCTCCTGGAGAGCAATCTCCTCCTGGGGCAAAGTAGAAGTCAAAGTAAGCAACTCTTTGAGGAGGAGCAGTTTTATTTTTTAAACTACGAACCTTGATAGTTTGCCCAACACGGACCTTATTTCCACTTGGACCAATCTCAATCCACTCGTCTCTTCTAACCTCACAGCGAGTAAAGAAAGCATAGTTTTTGCCTTCTCCTCCAGGAGTGGTGCGAGGGTCTCCGTGCATTACACCAATCTTCATGCGGTATTGATTAATAATTAAACCTAGTACAGGTCTTTCATCCTCAATCAAACTTCTTTTCATGGCAGAGCCAACAACTCTAAAGAACTTGTTAGTTAGCAAAGCACCGCGTCCTACAGTCATCTCATCCATATTTTTTTCCATCTCGGGCAAAGGAGATAACGCAGGTAAAGAATCAATAACTATGGCATCCACTGACTTTGATTCGGCAAAATCAATTACCGCTTGATAAGCCTCTTCCATAATATTTGTTTCTATAACGATGACTCTGCTTGAATCAACCCCACACATCTCTGCATACTCAGGAACCCATTGTTCAGCAGCAACCCAAACAGTTGTGTAGTCAGGATTTAACTTTTGATTAGCAGCAATACACTTTAATGCGACAGCAGTTTTGCCATGAGAAGACTCACCAATTAATTCATTCCACTGGTTTCCTGGAAATCCTCCTCCAAGGACGTAATCCAATGTAGTAGAACCACTGGTAATGCGAGGAATAATGTCAGCCCTAATATCAGAAGCGACCACGACGACGTTGTTGCCAAATTTCTTATTGAGTTGTGCAACGATTTTCTTTGCTTCATCGTTCATTAATCCACTCTTCCTATAATCCCTTGGGGATTCCAATTGTTAGCCAGGTCATTACCTGCTGCCATTTTTGTCGTGCCTTCTACTTGTGCTCCAGTTAAGGAACCGTAACGACTTCCTGATTGAGAAATCGGATAACCACAATCGTAACAACGAGGTGCGACATTTACGTTAACCGCTAAATAATTATTAGAGTTGCATTCAGGACATTGCTGTGTTTGGTTTACGCTTTGTGCTTTAGAGGGAGTAGGAGGTTGCACTGTAGGAGCAACATACCTTGTCATAGGTTGTTGAGAGGGTGGCATTGGAGGTGTTGGGTCAGGTCTACCAACAGCAGGTCCTTGTCCTTGTAGTTTCTTTGCCCACCAGTCTGAACTCATTTTGGTCTCCTTGGTCCAACGGAAAGTAAGTTTAAATCTACAAGTTGAGAGAGTGAACCACAGATAGCAGCAAAAGCAACTTCTTTGTGAATCTCTTCTAACTTAGCCCAAAACTCTTCAGGCATTTGCATCTCAATATTTTTAGTTCGTTGAAGTTCTGTGGTTCCCTTTGAAAGTGTCGTAGCGTGAGCAATTAATAGGGGGAACAAGTGAAGGATTTTTGATACGCGACGTTTGCTTTCAAACTCTTCCATGTCAGCAACCTCTTTGCTAGTAAAAGAAGTTCCAGCCATGACACTCATACCCCAAGGGTCTTCCATACCAGAGTCTAAAAATAGAGCACGTATCCGAAACATTATCTCTGCGTGCAAAGCATCAATGTCAAAAGAAGGGGCCTTCTTCTTAAAGAACTTCATTTTGCTTGACCCCACTTTTCCACAATTTTCATATCCGCAATAAGCGGAACCACCATGTCAGGCAATCTTACTCCCTCCATGGACTCTTTTATCGCTTCGCCCACTTGTTCGGCTAATGCGTCGGGAGTAACTGTTACGAGTTCATCGTGAACTGTCAAGATAACATTCACGGTAGGTTCGTTTACAAAGCATGAGTGTGCTCTAACCATGGCTAGTTTAATTAAATCTGCAGCAGAGCCTTGGATAACGGTGTTGAAGGCTTGGCGTTCAGCCCTAGACTTTTGCCCAAGGTCTTTACTTAGGATTTCGGGAATGTAGCGTCGTCTTCCTAAAACGGTTGAAACATAGGGTAAAGGGCGTTGTTGTGATGCAAGACGAATCAGTTGATGTCTGTAGCGGTTGATGTCTCTAAACCTATCGTTAAACAAATCCATTAATTGATGGGCTTCTTTTACAGTACAACCAAGTTGGTCTGCAATTTTTTCTGGACCAATTCCATAAGCAATTGCTAGAACTAAAACCTTGCCTGCTTTTCTATTCACACCCATTTTGTCTCCAATAGTAGTGTAAATATCTCCTCCGTCTAAATAGTTCTTAACAAACTCAGGGTCTTTAGAAAAGGAAGCAATGATTCTTGGCTCAATCTGAGAGTAATCAGCAACCACTAACTTGTGTCCTGGAGGAGCGATAAAGAGGTTTCGAATTAACTTGCCGTAAGTTCCATCTGATGGAATATTCTGCAGATTTGGCTCACTACTAGAAAAACGACCAGTCTCTGCTCCATGGGATTTAAAATTTGTGTGCACTTTTCCGTTAACTAAAAGACTCTGTTTTTCAGAGGTTTTAGATTTACCAGCAGTTGTTCTAGTAATTTCACCGCCTGTGTAAGGAGTTACGTAAGTAGTCATTATCTTATTTAGGTCTTGATACTTTAGAATTTCTGCAACTAAAGGGTCTTTTTCTCTGTAATACTCAAGTGCTTCTGCACTAGTTGAGTAGTGACGAGTTGTTAACTCCTCGCCTTTCTTTGAGGCTTCTAAACCTTTAGGAGTTAAAGCAATTTTAATTTTAGTGTTGGGGCGAATTCCGCGTCCACCCTCTGATTTGGGAGTAAATAATAAGGCTTGTTTTTCTGGAATAGAGTTCAAAGCAAACTCTTTGCCCGCTAATTTGTAAGCGTTACCTGTAACCTCAATTAAATCTTTTTCTAGTTTTTTTGACAACAGGGCTAATTCATTTTCGTCCATGTGTGCCCCAGTTAATTCCATATCTGCTAGAACTAACAGTAAGTCCATCTCTAAACGCCATACGGTAAGTAAGTTGTATTCCTTTAACTTAGGCTCGTATACCTTGTATAAATTCCAAGTTGTTTCTGCGTCAATTCCAGCGTAATTAGCCACATCGCTAAAAGAGTGGCGTTCAACCGCTTTTCCAATTCCTTTGACTACCTCTATACCTAATTCACGGGCAGCACAAGCATCTAAGGACAAAGAGTTTTTTGTTCTGTTATCAATGATAAACGCAGCCATTAAAGTATCAAAATAAGGCTTTGAACAAACAACGCCACGGTAATATTTTGCTATTGCTTTTAAGTCAAACTTTAGGTTATGTCCAACTTTAAGTTTGTCACTAAACATTAAAGGTTTTAATGCTGCAAAAACTTCACCTGGAAGTAATTGTTCTGGTGGAGAATCAAATACAGGAGTCCAACTTGTTTCACGTTTAGAAAAATCTTGCTCACGAATTTCTAACCCTTCAGTTGCTCTAGCCTGTGCAGAACTTAGTAAAGGTTTATCCCAACGCAAAAACTCACCGTTTGGATGTCCCATAGGGATAACATCAACTCGTCCTTCTGTAGCAAAAGCAATCCAAGTAATTTCATTAAGCATTGGGTGGAGCCGAGAAAAATCATCAGGTCCAACAGTTTCTACGTCAAATGCAAAAGCAGGTTGGTCTAAATAATAGTCGACCATTTCTAGTAAACCAACAGGTGTTGTAATGATGTTCATAATGCCCCTTGTTATAGAAGTGGGGAGTCTGTGTGACGGCACAGACTCCCCGTATTCAGTAAGTTATGCGCCTGCTACTTCACGGGCAATTTTTAACATCTCTTCGCGAGGTGTCTCCTTGATAACGTCAGGTGTAAAACAAACAGCATCCTTAAGTATGGCGTTAACTGACTCGAGAGTTAAATTCCATTCCTCTTCAAGGTCACGACCACGTACATAATTCAGCGTATATTGAGTAGTTGGTCCATTTCCCATTCGAGAAACTTCCCAAAACTCTTTACTTAAAGGTCCTTTTCTCTCATCTTCGTGTGCACGACGAATTTGACGTGCAAATGAAGGAGGAGCAGTAAGGATTTGAACGGTATGGGTATCACCGCTCAATGCAATAACGTTGAAAGCAAAGCGTGCTCTTGGTTTGCTACCAAGTAAATCTGTAAAGGGGTCATCGGTTTCTAAAGCAACGAATGACTTTTTCCCAGTTCGTTCAATCCAATGCTGTTCATACACACGGAATGGACCATCTTCTAGGAACTTGATGAGTTGAGGTTCTTCGCTGAATTTAAAATCAGTTGGGAACTCTGTTGTGTCTTGACGTAATAGGGCATCGGCTGAATCCCAACCAGATTGAACGGTTGTTCCGACTTTTGGTTTTGCATCTTCTTGGTCTACATCTAAATACGATGCAGCGTTTACTGTTGGATTGGTTATTGACATGTTCTTCTTTCGGTTATGAGGCTTACGCTCTCGGTTGGATTTGAGGTCTACTGACTCTCGTTAGCAACATGCTCTTTCCACCGCGAGGTTATCGCAATAGTTAAATCATGATGCTTAGACCATTCTACACGAGAAACCCCTAAAAGCCCTCTTTTGGAGAACTCTTCTATAGTTATTTCTATGAGTCTTCTTGTGTAGACCCTATTGCCTGCAACCTTTTCCCCATTCAGGGTTTTGGAACGCAAACGATAAGGAGCACTTGGTAGATACCCTCGTTTTTCCCACGACCGAATGCTAATGATGCTCTTTTCTAATGCTTGAGCCATAGCACCAATCGTGAAAACCTCTGTTTCTTTCCCGTTTAGATGTTTCTTTATTGCTGAAGAATCCCAAGAAGATTCTTCTTTAGCCTTTCGCTTTCGAGAAACCTCTGGATTTATAGTGCGTCGTTTTTGCTTAGACCCAGGCTTGTATTGCAGGTCTGCAAACGCTTTTTCAATCTCGTCATCACTACGCAACCCAGCCATAATTACTTCTTACTTAACTTTAGTGCCCAAACAACTTTAGGAGGGAAGATTGCATCTACCTCTTCTTCAGTCAATACGCCCTCGTACAAGGCTGCCCATAGTGCATCTTGGTCAACTACCTGCACTGTTTTGTACAGTCTGTCTGCAAGTCCTTTTTCTTCAATGATTCTGTCAGCAACTAAGTCATCAATCTTTGTCCGAGAAACACGCTTTTCTTTTTGAACAGAGTTAACGTCTGCAATCGGCTCAGTCAACTCATACCACCAGTGACCTTTACCGTCTTCAAAACCGTTCTCTTCGATATACGCAAATAACTTTTCTTTAAGTGTCTTTTGACGTTTTTCAGCGTCATCAACAACACCTTTTAAATAAGCGTATTCTTTTATCTGTCCTTCAAGACTTTCACCATCAGTAAAATCTCTAGGCTCATCAATTGCTTTTACCACGGGGTCTCCTTAGATAGATGCGTTTAACAAAAAGTTCAAAAGGCTGCCGACTGTTAAGTCAACGCCTCCTTTAGTATTTATACCTGTCCCATCAACAACAGCATCGGCTACTAAATTTTTTTGATTTAGCATTTCAAACTGCCGTTCTTCAATCGAGTTTAACACTATGAAGTCTTGAATAATAACAGAGGGCCATTTGCTTGACGCACGACGTATTCGAGAGTTACGTTGAACCGCCTTGCCTGCTGACCAAGGTAAATCATAATTTACCAGTAAATTGGCTTGAGGCAAGTCAACGCCGTAACCTCCAGCATCACTAGAGATTAAAACCCTAACTTCTTTTGAGTTTTGGAAATCTAATTTTGAATCTTCTTTTTCTTTAGCATTTAGTTGTCCTGAGTAGATACGGCTTTTTATCTTCTTTTCTGCCAAAGCGTTTTGGAGCAAAGACAACATGCCAATGTAACTTGTAAAGATTACGACCTTTGAAAGTTCGTCTGTGTCTAGATGGTCAACTACGTAACTCACTACAGCATCTAACTTAGAAGCACCTAAGTCTAAGTTTTCTAGATAACCCTCATCGTCAAGATAAGAGGCATACGAACTGCCTCCTAAGCCTTGGTTTAGTTTGTACTTTGTAGCACTATCAACAAGTAGCGAAGGACTGTCGCACACCATACGTAACGCAGTAATTTTAGACATGATAGCCCCACGCATTGCGTCTACGGGTCCGCCAAAGGCTTGTCCTTGTCCGTAGATTGCATCCAAAGAAAAACCCCCTCCAAAAAGAGATTGGGCTTCTTCTAAGTCAGTTGTTAAATCTAACTTAATTTTGTCATACAGAGTTCGAGCAGGTTTGTTTAGACGAACCTTTATGGGGCTTAAATGAATAGTGGCGGGTAGGTAGGGGGCAACATCAGGGTCTGACTGAGCCTTCCTAACTGACGCTTCTTTAATCTTCTCGTGTAGTAACGGAAGATTGCGGTATCTCTGTACCCCGCCAAAATGATTTCTTACAATGAACGTCTTATCAAATAAGTCAAAGCGACCTAACATAGTTGGCTCAACAAACTGCATAATGCTGTACAACTCTTCAGGCTTGCCATTTTCAATAGGGGTTCCAGTTAACGCATACTTAACGGGAATTTTTGTTGCGAGTTCTTTGACTTTCTTACTTCTTTTAGAACGGAAACCTTTTATAGCAGTAGCCTCATCACACACAATAGCGTCAAATAGCAAACCCTTTAGTAACTCCCAGTCATTAACAATAGACTCGTAGTTAGTCACTATGTAGTCCGTGTATGTGCCATCTACGTATTGCCTAGTTCGTACTGCTTTTGACCCGTCTACGACGGTAACTGTGGCGTTTGAAAACTTTGTTATCTCTGCTTCCCATTGATACTTTAAACTTGCTAACACAATAACTAATGTGGGTTGGGTAATTTCTTTTCTTTTCCGCAACTCTTCAAGTGCTGCAATCGTCATGCAAGTTTTTCCTAAACCCATCTCATAGGCAACCAGCATTTTCTTTTGCTTTGCCATACGTTCAACGGCTTCAACTTGATACGGTTTTAAAGTGCCTGTAAACATTAGAGATACGCCTTCTCCCCATAAATCATGTCAATAGCATTCTCTATGCCCCAAAGAATTTGTTCGTTAGCCATATCGCCAACATCCTTTAAACCTGTTGAAGCGTAGTTAAAGAACTTAGCAGTAATTCCTAACTTCTTAGCCCCCTGTAAAAATGCTTCGCAACCTTTTTTTCCAGCAGAATCAACTTTTGGATTGTCTAACGCAACAATGACCACATCGGAATACCGTAGAAGTTTAAGTTGAGACTCACTTACCTGTGCTCCAAAAGCAGCCACTCCCCCCACTACTCCTGCAGAAGCAATTCGTACAGCGTCCAGAGGTGACTCAACTAAAATTGACATTTCTGGGGTTACTTCATGTGCACCAAATAGTGTGCGAGATTTTGTAACACCTAAAGGTCTGTTTCTAAACAAACGTTGCTTTGAATGTTTTTCTTGCCAACCCCATAAAGTGTGGTCATGTGGATTTCTAATTGGGAGTATCCATGTATCTTCTTTTGCCCACAGTACTTCATACTTACGACACGCTTCTGCTGTTAAACCTCTAGATTCTAAAGCCCATGCGGGAGGCTCAGTAAATAAAGCCAATCGTGAATTGTCCATAGGTAACTCTTGCTTTGGTGCTACATATTGAGGGGCTTCTTTTAAACGAGCAGCCAATTCTTGTGGAGTAATGTTTTCAATTTGAGCAATCCATTTACTGACTGCTCCGTAATCAATGTCTTCTGAAATGTAAAAGCCTTGCATTTCTCCAACTAAAGAGAACAAGTTTCCTTTGAACCCACAAGAAAAACACATGTGAGCACCTGTGCGTTGGTTTATGTACCAAGACGGGTTAACATCCTTTTGCCCAGTCCTAATCTCATGACCAGGGCAATGAGCCTGCATCTCATCTCCACGGTTTCTTAGTATGTACACACCTAATTTATCAAGAACTTTTATAACATCTATAACTGTCATATTACGTTGCCTCTCTTACATACAGAACAAGTTGCGTTCTTTGTTTCTTCGTGGAAACACCCTGTCTCCCATTTCCAAGTCAAACTTGATTCACTAGGACCACAGTTACGGCTTGCAACAATCTTTAAAGTTCTTAGGTCGTCGTAATCTGGAACTGGTTCTAAACCAAGGATGACATCTGAGTCTTGGAAGAATGAAGAGGAGTAACCAATAGAGTCTGCAGTTACTTTCCCGCCTTTCATCTTCCACAACAAAGTTTGAGTTGTTACAACAACTGGAATGTCGTGACGTTGAGCAAGACGCTTTAGTGCTCTAGTCACATTTGTAATAGATTGTGGGGTATTCATCTCACCAGTCATTTCATCCATCATGAGATAAACGCCATCAACAAACACAATGTCTGGCTTTAACTTTGAAATTTTGGCAGATAACGACGCAACTGTTAATCCGTTTACAGCATCAACAAGGTGGAAAGGTTCTTTTGCTCCATCCATTCCCTTTAGCATGTCAAGGTAACGAGTTTCTTCATCGGTGAAAAGTTTTCCTCGACGAAGACGACCATGTGAAACTTGAGCACGAATTGAGTCGTGTCTTTGTTGTTGTTCTCTGTTAGTCATTTCAAAAGACTGGAACATTGGCACTTTGCCGTCACGATGCACGTGTATCGCTATTGCTAATGCTATTTGTGATTTACCTGTCTTAGGTGGAGCAATGACTGTCACTAACTGCCCACCCTGTAATCCAGCAGTTGCCTCGTCAATTTTGTCGAAGCCTGTTGGAATTCCTAGCATTGTTTGGTTTGCTAATGCTTGATACTCAGCAAATCTTGCTTCCGCGTCTTTTGTTAAATCAAGTTCGTTAGTGCCTTGAACACCTTGCATATTAACTTTAGTGATGGCTGCTTCCATAGCAACCAAAGCACCTTCGTGGTCATTCTCGGTTAACTTTTGAACAGAGTTTTCTAAGCCTTGTCTTACAAGTATTTTTCTTCTGAAAGTTACTGCTTGGTCAACTAGAAATTCTAAGGAGTCTTGAACATCTAAAACTTTATATGTTGGGTAGTGGTCTTTAACAGTTACTGCGGTTGGAACTTCTGAATACTCTGTGTAGTGCTTTACAACAAACTTCCATACACGAGAGTTGTCGTCGTCTAAAAACCAATCAGAGGTGATTCCACGTTGTAAAACTGGGAGAATGTCGCGGTCCCGAATTACTTTACTTACTAAGCGATGTTCATTATCTGCTGCCACGAATTCATTCTCCTCTCATAAACGATTTAATTCAATACCCCAAGAACCATATCTTCCCAATCTAGGGGGAATGTCTATCACACCTTTTAGGTTTACGCGATAAGGTAAGTCATCTACTAACTCTTGTGTCGTTATGTAGAGTTGTGCGAAATTAAACGGGTTGCCTCCTCTCCTGTCAAGAATTTCCATTAGATGGTCTAAATCAGATTTATCTAAACCACTTTCCTCAATACCTGCAAGTTCTACTGACAAACCATACTTATTAGTTAAAATCCAAAGTTGAGCAACTGCTTCTTTATTAATATTGCTTATGCGAAGATAGGTAGAGGATTTAAAGAGTTTCTTTTCTTTTACTTCTTCAGTTTGTGCAACAACTTCTGCAAGGACAATTAAACGCGAAGGTGTTTCATTTGAAATGTCACCATTCTTCACAACACTTCCACTCTCGCGTATTTTATAATGAAATTTCTAAACGCATCTGCAGAGTCATTGGCTTTAGCAGCCTCATCTTCAGGAACGTCTTCAGGAACTAAGATAGCGTATTGCCCAGAGTTTTCTAGCATGCGCTGTTGAATAAATTCGGTGTGTTTACATTTGCTTCTAACTCGGTAAGAAGGGCAGTTACATTTCGCATTCGTATCACCAGGGCGTAGTTGTACCTCGTACACCCCCGTAGTCGAGAGAAATAACTGGACCGTTCTCCACGTCTCCAAATTTGAGCCTTTCTTCATGCTCGTGCCTTCCGTAAGTCTTTGTTAACTAGGCGAACTCTTTGGAATGCCTCATTAGCAAAACTCGCCATCGCGTTGCTGTATTTGGCTCCCCAATTTTCCAGCATCTCGTTGGTAGTTACTATTGTAGGCAATGCTCTGTCGTATCGACTGCGTAAAATCTCGTCAAAAGAAGTGTTGTCGTAGTTAGAGCCGTATTCCTTACCTAAGTCATCAAGAATTAACAAACGAACATTTAACCAATCTTCTTTTGCACGTCCGTGAAAACCTTCCATCTCTCGGTTCATCTCACGCTTTTCATCAGCGTCCGCATCAAACATAGCCTTCTTGCGAGAAAGGAACTCAGGGTAGGTTAAGTAGTAAATAGGGCGAGATAACATTCCGTAATCTGACCCTGACTTATAAGCAAGAACTTTTTTAGCAATATCTTCGTCCTCTGGTAACTGCTTTATAAACTCCATGGCTGCTACAACTGCGTGAGTTGTCTTGCCAAGTCCTGGTCCCCCATCAAAGAGCAACCCAACACCTGTTAAACCAAGACCACCGACTTGCTTAATAACGTTGCCCGTTACTATCTCATCTAACCAGTCAACAACTGTTTCTGGAAAGTCTGACAGCATGTCAGCAGGTTCTAATCCAAGAAAGCGTCGGGGGATATTTGAGTTACGTAATATCCAATGTCGTTTGAAAGGAGATAACGTTTCAATCTGATAAGTCAACTGAGATTCCCCTGTCATCTGTGTACTTGCCTTTGCCATCTGTAGTCATGTGTGTTTCTTGAATTGTTAAAACAAAATACAACTCTCCAGGAAACAAGATGCCGACAATAACATCTAAAATTTTAGACTTCCACTTGGGCATAGTGACGATAGCAAAAACGGGTAAATCTTTTTTCTTTTTAGCCATCTTTCTCTACCCATGTCTGTACGAGCATTCCAATAGGAATACCAATTAAGATTCCAATAAGAATAATTTGACTCATTGTCCTCCCCAACCTCCTCCTTTAAATTGAACTGCAGGTGGTGTAAATACTTTGCTCATCGCATTGCCACAACGGTCACAATTAGGTCGCTCAGTAGAGTTAAAGGTTAAGTGCATCTCCACAAGACTGCCTTCGCAGGTATCGCATTTAAAATCGTATTTAGGCATTTAACTTTTTCTCATACCTTTCTAGCGCAGACCGACCTGCAATCGTGTTGTCGAATGTTCTTCCGTCCGAAGCATAGATGACATCGGTAGTAATCTCTTCTGACACGCCCTGAACATTTGGCAGGATTATCCCAAGATTGTTATGCGCCTTGACCAGGTGGGTTTTAAACATCTGTAGAAACTTCTTATAGAGATAAGGAGCCTCGTTGCCGATGCCTATAAAGTTCTTTTGGTCAGCCATAAACATCTTTAACAACTCTAGTTCGACCAGGGCTGTCGTCTGATACTGATTACGTTGCTTGGCGAGTGCTCCCGCGAGGTTACCGACGTTGACAGTTCCTGGAAGCCAGGGAAACTTCTTGCCAACGAGGTAGGAAAACTCTGCTGCTACATCGCGACTTGTCCACTCTGCCTCTGGTCGCAGTCCTCGTGTCTTAGTGTCTTTCTTGCTCGGCGGTGTTCTCGATGTCTCTGGCTCCATCTTTCCGACACCACCAAGGGAATCATCCTTGGCTTGTTCTTCACGCCAACTTTTATTCATTGATTCCTCACTTACTTTGTGTATTTTTATATTTTCATAACTAGTTTGACTAATATGACTATTAGGTACTAATAGTCTATTAACTAGATAGTCATAGTTACTATCTGCTCTATCTGTAGATGCCCTCTCTGCAGGGCATACTGATGCCTCCCACAGAGGGCATAACAACTGGTATGTGTTTCCAGAATAGAACCCTCGCCCACGCTTTTTGCGATGTGTTTCAAGTAGCCCTTTGTCCTCTAAAGCCCGTAGAGCCTCTCTGACAGTGTTTCTAGATTTAGCCTGCGTCGAGCAGCCGAGAGTATCCATTGGTTGCTCTACTACCCCGTCAGAGGTTGCTAAGGACCACAGTGTAACGAAGAGACGGAACTGGAAATGGCTTAAATTCGCGTCGAGCAACCGAGATGAAAGGCTCACTCAGAGCGACGGTATTTGTGCTTACCATCGCCGTTGATTTGGTCCATCACCATCTTGTAAATCAATGCTGATAGGGATTCAGTGAAGTCTGCAAGCACTTCGTCTAGGTGCTCTTCTAACGCTTCTGTCTGTGTATCCACAATATTTAAGCCATTTGAAATGTCCCATATATCTAAGCCTTTGTCATGTGCCCATTCAATAGCCTCGAAGCATTCATCCGATTCATCCCATGCGACAGCCAAAATGTCTTCCGCAACAAAAACTTCCATCAATTCATCAAGGTCTCCTCCT